CAGTGACAACTGGATCAAACAGAACAAACTTTACTGAATGCTATGTGGTACTCGAGTACATTAAGTATTGATGATAGACTTAGATTTTAGCATGGCTTCAATACTACTCTCCTTTTTGCGTAAAGCTGTCACCTAATCGTGGCGGTTTTACGCTTATTGCAGTCTTCCAACCGGTTGTGCGTAAAAAACCATAGCATTTAATTGAAAATCACTCATTGCTATAACAGGATCTTTAAGTTGAGTATCACTCATATATAACCTCAATTGAACAACTTCTCCCTCAGCTTGGAAATAAAGAGGATGCCATACTCTATCTTGCGATACTTCAAGAGGAACTATGTCGTAGGGAGATGTTTCTAAAATATTAGTACCTATAATTGAATTATTCCCTGTTCCTTCAGTAAGCAATGATACTGGTGATGATGAAACAAAACTATCAACAGTTATTTGGCCACCAACTATTTTATCTACACAAAAATCAACCTTTGATATATATGCATTTTTAGCCTGTTTAAGGTAGAAATTATATTCCTTTGTTTTAATATCTATTCTACTTACTAGAGCCGCTGTACCACCGCCTTTATATGCAGTGGTTAGAGGGACAGCGGGAGATTCTGAATCGTATGTAACTCTAATTGTATCTTCATCATCAACGACCTGCACTGTATAAATCTTACCATTAAGATTAGTAATTCCTTGGGCTTCTTCGATGATAATAAAATCTCCAAAAGAAAGATTATGGTCGATCATGACTATGGTAACAATGTCTCCGACGTAGGTCATATTCGTAATCTGCATAGATGGAGCATTACGAGGTGTTCCAGCAGAGACTATAAAAGTATATCCCTGTTGGTTTCCTGCAATAACTTGTCTGAATTTAGCTTGAGAAGTTCCGCTATCCCATGGTTCTATACTATGTCCCCATTCTTTTTCCCATGTTTCCCATATGATATCAGTTGGATTTTGATAGTAACCAAATGTTGTGAAGGAATCATCATTAAGCGCCCATGCACCATTTGTATAATTAAATACAAGGACTTTGTTAGGAAATATATCTGATGGTATTGTCCAATAGACTAATTCATTCGTATAGTCTTTTATTCCATGAACTCTATATATACCGTCATCATCATTATGTATGTTATATACAAAATTAGGAATTGATTTATCAACACGTTCAACATTTAATCCATTACAAGCATGAATTCCAACATTACCAACACTAAGAAGTACTTTATCAAAAGGAACAACTGAGAAAGTAGATTCACATCCAAGATCCTGATTAAGTTGTCTCCAAACAAAAGGTTCAGCCTGATTAGCTGTATAAACCAATTCCCATGTACTTCGCTCAAAGAAAACAATCAAACGACCTTTTAACTTTTTCGCTGAAATAATTGCTTCTCTTGTTGGACAATCGACATGATCACCCCTTTTAGGATCATCTTGATGAAAAGCTTCTGTCTCAACAGGACTTCCATTTTGAGAATAACGGCATCTATGTGGAAATTTTTGATCAGCAGCTGAAACTGCATCATATTCTACGGTATTAAAAAGTAATAATCGATTTTTAAAGGAAACTATTACTCGTGCAGCTTTTATCGTATTAGCGCCTCCAGCTATTAAATATTGGGGAGCAAAGGCAGTCCAGGTTGCAGTAGTTCCATTCCAGAATTTCATTTCAGATGTTTTGAAATTAGTTGTGAAGAGCAAGTAAGTATAATTATTATCACCGCGATAGTTTGTACTCCAAAAGAACTCTGAATTAGAGCCTGTCCATATAGCTGTTCCAAGACGAAACCATGCAGTTCCACTATAAGCATAGGCAAATTGCGTATCAAAGGCATACGTGAGTTCATTATTTACAGCTAGTTGCTCATAATGAGTAATACCCATAACTGGTTCAGCTGGATAGAAATATATCTGAGTTGTTCCTGCAGCGCCCGCAAAAACATAATTACCATTCGTTGTATCATAGGTCATTGTAGTTGAAGCGCCTGTTGTTATCATCGCAGCAGGAGCACCAAGAGTTGTTACTGTGAAGATTTCATCACCTATAGAAAACGACTGCCCAATTTTAAAAATCGCACCAGGAACAGTTCCTGTAGCTGCTCCTGCACCATTCGTTATTCCATTTGGCGCAGCAAGAGCCATACGCAATCGAGAATAAAGCGGAGCAACGGATGAATCTTCTTCGCTGTTCATTAACAGTGTACCGAAACGTTTGCGGACTCTGCCTTCATAAACATATGCATTTGATAATTTAGCAAATGCATCATCTGCAATTAACCATGGGCGCACATCTTCTTGAAGCCCTTTATTAAACGGCGCTATTAAGAAACGATCTTTTGCCACGTTAAACTCCTATAACCATCCAATGGCATATTACAGTAGCTGGTGTAGCAGAAAGTCTTTCAACTGCTGCTACGTTAATAGTAAATCCTGCACCGGTTAATACAGATGACTGATAAACTATTGCCTTATTGGTATCACCAACACCGCTTGTCTTAGCAGTAAGCTGAATATTATAAATATGAGAAAATTTAGGTGCATTATTTTTTGTAATGGAAAATTCACCTGTGCCTGAATCATTTCCCCATCTAATTAATATACCTGATGGCAAATAAGTATATCCTTCAGCAGCATCTAAACTTGCAGTAAAGGGAATCCCAGCTGTCGCTAAACCTCCAACTTTCTTTACATACAATTCATTTTCAGTAGTTGTTGGATTCACATAGTTATAAATGAGTAATTGATTAGCTGCAACCACAGGATGAGTAGCAGAAGCTGTGAAATCAACTTTAATATGCTTACCATCATCAGCTCCACCTACAAATCCAATATGATTTATTTCAAGAAGGGTTGGTATTTCGGTAAAGTTACCTAAAATCAACGGTTGAGAATCTTTTACTGCATCAGTTGGCTGAGGAATATTGGAAATATAAGCCATTTTTTAATCTCTTTTCTTATGAATTATTAAAACCAAAATACCCATTACCATAACCAGAATTGCCTGTAAAAATAGTTGCTGTACGTTCTTTTGATTGCTGCACAATAGTTCTTCTTAAAACTAATCGCTCTTGTTGTTTAAACTCAGGCATTATTTGTTGAATGCTTTCAGTATCAAGGCGGTCATCAAACACCTTTTTTGCAGCGCCATATGCAATATATTGCCACCACTGATCTAATTCAGGTACTGAAGTGTTATCAAGCAGTTCAATAGGCTGTTTATAAACTTCCATAACAATTGGATATACTCTGTCAGGAACAGGCCGTACAGTAAATTTATTATCATAAAATAAAATTGCTTGCGGTCGAGATGGTTGATACGGAACAGTCTGGCTATTAATTACTTGACCATCTCCTGGAGCTACGGGAAAAGTAAACGCATAAACACCTGTCACATAATTTATTACACCTGATGGATCAGTAGTATCTGGAACAACCAATGTTCCTAATTCTGTTGGTTTACCCGTAATTGCATCGAGAAAAGGTGTATCTGTAAGTACAAGACCATTACTATCATCATCTATAGATTCAAAAAGAACATGATTCTGCATAACAGGAATATTACTTAAAGTTCCTAAAAATGTTCTCTCTAGGCCATCACCTGTCGAGCCCGTAGATGCTATTGAATTTGTAAATGGATACAGTGAAAAAAATTGGCCCTCTGATTGAGAGAACGATACTTCATATCCTGAAATATACGCTGGTTTATCGGTCGTTATATATCGATTCTTAAAATCGTATAAAGGGTCATCTTCAAGAACTGTATTTGTATCATAAACATCAACATACGGCTGAGTATAAAATTTCAATGTTGTTCTCAGAGAGGATAAACGCAAATGCTCAGGAAGATCATAGAGAAGAAACGTATTTATATACTCATTAATCGTTGCATCTAGCATTTGCTGAGGAGACGGGCTCCTGGTAAGTCTTCGTACTTTGGTACGAATAGCCTGAAGCGTTGTGTCTGGCATTTACGTTCCTCTCTTGTAAGGTAGTTAATTTTGTTTCACCACCGATTTTAATTCATTTCAACTATGCGGTAAAACATTTCGTACAGCTGCTGTTAAAATGCTATTGTTTTCACCGATTGCAGTTACTGTAGGATAAGCAAAAATATAATAGGGAATAACGCCTGGAATAACCAATGCATCAAACGAAGTAGTATCTATATCAACAGTAAATGTATCTGTCCCCGTAACCTCAATTTCACCAGTTAACTTATCAGCCTGCGGCATTCCGTATCCATCAGGGATATGCAATCGCACAATAGTACCTGTAACATAATCATGATCAAATGTTGTGGTTACTGCTGCGGGATTATCATTTGTAATTGATTGTATCAATCGCAAAGCGGGTTGAAAGGTTGGTGATTCAATACCATTCCAGCGTCCCATACTTTATCCTTTAAATAACAGCATTTGTATTGTATTCAACAGTTACAACTTCTTTATTAGGAGAGTTGAGTTCTTCAACATCGGTAAACTCTAGACTCTGGAACCCCATACGTCGTACTTTTTGAGCAACTCGCATACCTTGCATGCCTTTACCTAATCCATTAGGAGCGTGGCCACTAATCACACCTTCTTCATTTTCCATATGCCCATAACGAGGATACCAGCAGTTATTATTTAAATGCTTAGCAACACCTAGAGGGAGCGTATAGATTTCACCATCAAGAAGGTCATATCTTTCAATGCGATCTTCTCTATATGCTCTAAACATAAATGAAACTTGACCGCCTGGTACTTCATAGTACCGAAAGATACCTTTTACTTTTTCTTTATCTTTGTCACGCATGTAACGTAAATTTAATTTTTCTACTTTTTTGGCTGGTTTGACTGCATTAACCATAAGAACCTTTCTATTGAGGAGAGGGAGGAAGGGACTAACAACCCCCCTCTCATTTTTAATTAATCGTTAGTAACTTGAAATGATTTACCAGCTACCCAGTAAATAACATCATTAGCATTACCTGAAGGACTGGTATTACCAGCAC